GTGTTTGTTCGTTGTCTGGTTTACCATCACTCACTACAATGATTTTAATTCCGCAATCATCAGCAATTTTTACAAATTTAAGCGCATCCGTTAAATTAGTTCCCCCATTTGCCGGTGACAATTTTCCATTTGGGCGAAATTCCACAAATGAGGCAAATTCAATCAATGCTATTTTGCCTTGATATTTACCCTGTAGCTTGGTTAGATGATCTTGCGCCACATCCCAACGTGATTTACCGTTGCCAGCGTCATTTGTTTGCATGGAACCGCTAATGTCTACCAAAGCTACAAGGTCAACATTTAAAAATGTTTCAGCCAATGACATGTTATTTTTTTGTGCTAAATCCGACTGACTACCCAATATGCTTAAATTACTCATCACTCATTCCTTGATTGACTTGAATACTAAAGTTATATTGATAGTAGGGTAATGCCAACAAAAATCTTACAATTACTGCACCACATTGAACAGCTTCGATTTCTATATTATCAAGGTTACTCTTTGTTGGTTCATAAATATTTTCTAGAATAGCTTGAGTTAGTTCACCGATTTCCTCTTGTATTATTGCTACTGCATGAACTGGATCGGTGGGCCAATTTGGAAATTTGTTTAATGCACGAAGAAATTCGTCATTAATATTATTATATATACTTGCCCTATTAATATTTTTAGTCACACCCATTCCCTCCTTAAGGAATTAGTAGCCATATCCCAACTGGTGATTAAAGTTTTGCCCCCCTCTACAATGTCAACCCATTGATCGATCCGCTCTACCATAAATCGACCTACAGATTCGTGACCTGTACATAAAATATTTCCACACCGTACAGGGATTTGAAAATAGTTATTATTTTGGAATTGATTGTTATTCCGAGCCAATGAACCTTGTAGAGTTAAGCCAGTATCATACTTTTTGCGCTTCATTGGATTCCGTAAAATGTTGTACGCCTCATTGATTTTGATGGTCATCTGTTCGGCGTCACTATCACTATTATGATCAGGATGATAGCGAAGTAGCATTTTACGCCATGCTTTTTTAATGTCTTTTTGATCAATGTTTTGCTGAATATTTAACAGTGTGTAGTAAGTGCTGATGTTTGGTGAATCCTTGCCGGTAAACCATTCTTTTAAAACCAATTCGGGAAAAACAACTGACCAGTTTAACCCACCAGGAATATAAGATATATCCATTCCATATTTGCGAGTGGTTTTTATTTCATGTACAACACCACCCAACGCTGATAATTCACCACCCCTATCTTTAATCGATCCAATATATTCAACCCGAATCATACGCTGTTCAGATGTTACGGCCGTTTTTTGTTGAATGCTTGAAATATCTAAATCAACCCCCAATTCATCTTTTACTAAATCACTCAAAATGTCTAGGTAATTCTTATCAACAATCCAACATTTAAATTTGTTATCGACATAATGCGGTCGCCTTGCATTAGCTGGTATTTGTTGTTTCAGTCGATTGATTAGATAAGGGTCATAGCTGGAATAAAACTCCACACTAGAGCCACTATTTTTTACCCTTGCCCATTTCATTTTTTATTCCATCAAGATTGCTGACAAAGAGAAATACAATACAAGTTATCACATAAATAAGCACAATTTCCCATAGGTGATTACGCTCTATAGTAACTGCTATTAAAAAACCCGTAGAGTACGCCCAAAGTTCGTTAAATACATCCTTAATCAATCGTTTCATTTCATCCCACCTTTACACAATTCCCAAAACTCGCAATAGTTTGATGAGCATTTCCACGTAGTTGGATTAGGAACATGCTGCCCTGCCCTCATGGAGTCGGATACAACACCTATAAGGTTAAACAGCCCTAGTACATCTTCAACCGTTCGCCATGTTTCCAATACCTGTACATCAGGGTTTTTTGTTTTGGTGAAAATGTGATATTCAAACTTAATCGGAAAATCTGACGTTTGAATCATGCCCATTTTGTGCATGCCGGCAATGTAGAAAGTTGCTTGCAAATCTTTATCTGCTTGTGCCTGTGACCATTTGCGTTTGCTTGTTTTAAAATCAACTGGTGTGCCATCTTCTAAAATTGCATCAATATAACCAATAATGGGCAATTCACTCTGCGGGATTGTGAGCTCAAATTTTAATTCAGATTGTTTGATTTCAAGACCTTGTAGGTGTGCTTTAATTGGGGTTGATTCAGACATTCTAGATAGAGCGTGGTAGTTCTCTTCACTCTGCATAGAAGTGTCCAATGACTCAAGAAAGGCTTCATCGATCGGCTGTAGTGTACCAGCTACAAGGTTAATCATTTTATGCCATGCCGAACCAAATAATAAAGCATCATTTTTTTCTGATTTAATTTGATCAATATAACGATACCTCCAATGACGTTGACACATCAAATAATTTTGAATAGATGAGTATGACAGATGGTCAATCATTTCGGCCTCTTTTCCAAACCACTCTTCAACTGTTTCCATTTGTTATGTGTAATATATCTTCCTGTTGGCTCATATCCGCTAATGTTTAACTTTGGTTTATCTTCAAACCAAGTCCATTTTTCAATGTCATTTAAAGCTAGCCAATTAGCCCATTCAGGCGCATCATTCCAATTCGGTTTTTGGTTCATAATTTTTCTCCAGATATACAACCATTTCTTCTATAGAACCATTCGTTTTGGAAGATGCTTCAAGAACATTGTCAGGATCATACTTTGCAATCAAGCTCTCCCATGTCGGTGAAATCTCACCTGTATCCTGATCAATAGTAACTACCTCGGACTGATTAGACATTTCACCACTGACATAGACTGATTGCATAAAAATATCGGGGCAAAACCGCTTATAAGCTCGTGATGTCGCCCTATTGAGAAGCATATCAATAGGGTATTTTTTGTAATTCTCTTTATCCTGTAGTCCGGCCGCTTTGACATCATCCCAAGTGAATGAAGCTTTTCCAATTTCAACCATTTTGACAACATCTAGCTTTTTAACAAAATTTTTGTTTTCATCATATTCTAGCAATTCCGTTTTACCTAAAATTGTTATGATGCATTCTTTATCAGTCAACTTTTCAATGTGATAATCATAATCAGGATGCTTGCGTATTTGTGCCCGAATAACTGTCCCTTCCACCTCTACACGGCCATTCACTGTATACAAACCACCATTTACGGCAAGTGATAAAGGTAGATCGTTTTCAAAACAAAACAATAGATGCTTTGCAATCTTGGCACGTTCTGTAACTGCTCTAGGCTCTACAGTTTCGCTTATTGCTCTGATCATATCCCAATTTGCGGGATTCATTTCACGTTGTGTGGTTAATTCATTCATCCGTTTCATTCCCAACTTCTATATATTCAGCTATTCTATACCTAAAATTTGTCACTCTTTTTTCAAGGGAGATAAAGCTTTTTAACGTATGCGGATTCAACTTAGCTTTTATCAATTGATCTTTCGCATTAAACAAAGCTGTCTCAGCTTTAATTATATTTACTATTGCCAATTTTGTATGATAGCTATCCATTATTACCATCCTCACTTGCAAAAAACAATCGACCACCCAAAGAGTTAATTATTTTTTCCTTTGTTTTATATCCAATTCCAGAAATATTTTTTGCTGTTAAATCTGTAAGCCATTCCAGGCCCTTACCTAAATTCCCGAATTCACTAGCAATCTTTTGCGCCTTATCTGAACCAATACCGTCAAACGCCATATACACTTGCTCATGTGGGCTAAATACATACGATTGTCGCCTAGGTGCGACTTTTACATCATTGCGCGATCGATTTATAAGCCGTTCGACCGCTCCGTGAAAGTCGGGATCATAAACTACAGTACAGCCCATTTCTTGAATGGAAGTTAGGGAACCTTGTAGAGATGACCATTGCCAACCAGATAGATTTTTCTCCCCCCGATGCACCTCGTGAAGAAAGTGATCATCAAGAGGCTCAAACCAACCTTCAATCACAACATAACCCCACTCATTACCCTCTACAAGGTCATTCACCTGATTAAACAATCGCCCATCTCGCAATGAGTCTAGATAATCACGTGGTGTTTTGCGCTCAATGTTCAGAATAGAGCCGTCAGGACATGATACCTGAAAATCGAAAGGTAGGGATTTTACAAGGCACAAAATACCCATTGCCTCAAATCGCTCTTTGTGTTCTGGATAGTGCGAGTGTTCATTGCTATCAATAGTTATTATTGTGCCTCGCATAATTATCTCCTACCAAGGCAATAAGTCTGGATTTGCTTTTAATGCAATTTCTTGCATTGCTGTATCCTCTAAATTGATATTTGCCAGCATAGGCATTTCTGACACTCTCTGGGCAAGTTCAGCATGATCCTTTGATTGTTTTGCTAATGTTTCAAGGAATGGGATTGCTTGCTCTAGTGAGATAGCTTCAACTTTCTTTTCTTCGATTTTGGAACCTTGAGGCAATTCACCTTTATGTTCATCATAAGCCGCTTGACAATCATCTGCATTTTCAAAAACTTCTAACAGTTTGATACCACGGATAGGTTTTTCAACACCATCAGAGTTTTTGTATTTACGAATGACTGGCGTCTCATATTTGAAAAACCTCGACCCCTCTGTTAGGCCACGTAAAAATTCATTGATTTCTTGTCGTTTGTGCGGGTCATTGGGATCAACACCTAAAATTTCACCTGCCGAATTAAAGATTGATTTCCAATCGTCCGACCATACAGGAGATTGATTTTTAAATGTCTCAAATTTTGCTCCAATAGGGAAATGTTGATACTCATAAACTACATGAACCCTCTTCCCATCCGCAATAATAGCTTTGTGTTCTTCATCATTTGAGTCAAATTCAACCCAATCTCGCACACCTGCCATACGGATACCCTGAAAACCGCGATAGATTACAAACTCACCAAAAAATACGTCACTTGGTGGTGCTGTTTCTTCTTTTCCAAATGGGTCAAAGTTAGTCATTATCTGCCACCTCCGCTAATTTATCGTTTAAGAATTCATATAAGTCCTGCCCAATTGCTGATGTCATTTTCCCGCTCGCACGAGCAAGAGACTTTAAATCAATAGTCGACGCTATGGTTAATTGGATAACTAAGGGGTCTTTCTGCAGTGGGTCAACTCTTTTACTTTTGATTTGTTTCACTTGAATCATTTGTATCTTCCTTTTTGTCTTGAATTTCTGCCATCGTTAATTGGCGATTGACATGATTTTGATATTGCTGATCGCATTCATACCCAATAAATAGCCGATTAAGGATTACAGCACGCAAAGAAATATCCTTTTCGTTCGCTTCATTTTTAATCATTTCAGCTAAATTTGGGGGGATGCTCAAATTATAATTCCAGTTTCCATCATTTACCATAAGTTTTCTCCTATCGTTTTATATGTCATTTTAATACAAATATGACATACTGTCAAGCTGTAAACCTTAAATTTTTCCAACAAAAAACCGCCTCACGTGGAAGCGGCTTAGTGGGTGATTGACCTACAAGATCAAACCATGAGCAATTCTATTATATATAATATGCCAAAACGTACAAGGATATTCTTATTGTGTCATCGTATTCTATGTAAACATCGCCATTAGAATCACAGGGGACAATACCTTGTAGGCTAATCCATTCATCATGAGAATTACCATAACCTGTATAAGCCAGCATAGATGTACTGTCGCTAGATTGCTTCTTGATCTTTACGGCCGTTATTGTAGGATCGATAATATCCATTCTGAGCATAACCGCTCTGATATTATCCGGTACGCCAAAATCGGCAGAGAGATCGATAATACCATCATCGGCAGTGCCCTTAGTTTCATCAAACCAATCTGTAAGATTTTCCAATCTTTCAAAATGCCACTGAGGGGTATCTTGGCTTTCTAGTTGCGACAATCTTTCTTCTAGATCTTTTACAATTCGCTCAATTCTAGCTAATTCGCTCACAAATCAAGCTCCACTTTTGACGAAATTGTCTCACGCCCTGTGCCATCAACACGAATATGTACAGCCCTGATAACAGTATTGGCCTGAAAACCGGCATGGGATATTGTTACCTTGTCACCAAAATCCCAGTCAACCCCATAGCGGAATGATGGAGTATCAATCATAGACCCCTGCAAAGTTATTTGTGGTCTAAATTTTGCTAGTTCAGATTGGCCAACATCGTTTAGGGACTCTGTATCATCTATATCGATAAACGTTGCGTTGCGAAACTTTTCCCGCCGCCCCCAGTAGGATTGCCCAGATCTCGCAGTGTCTTCGACCTCCTCTATATTCCTATTCGCACCTTCCCCTTTGCCCCCAACATAAATATAAGATGCAACATCAGACCAATCGTACTGTAAATCCACCTCTACAAGGTTCCCATTTTCAGTACTAAAAACAACAGGATTACCAGAACCACCTACAGAACGATCAACTCCGATTTGATTTTTGAAAAATCTTGCTTCTAAATATGTATCAGATATAGGAATTATTCCCCAAAATATTTCTGTTCCTTGATTCTTGCTGGCTTGCTGGAATTTCTTTAATATCTGAAGGAGAGGTTTCCATGCAACTTTGGATTTTATATTTGCGCCAAAATCAAAGGCACTAGCTTCATCATAGTAATTCCCACTAATATTCCGCACGTCAGGATTAGATCCAAATGATCCTAAATTTCTACCCAATGCAATTCTGATTGCTTGCCCTATTGAATAGTCGTATTCGCTATTTGAATGCTCACTAGAGAATGCATTTATTCGCCTTTCTGTTAATCCATTTGGGCCATGCCCTTCTGTAGAAAATTGACTACCCCCTCCTCGCATCGTACTGTAATTAAACTTTTGCAAAAATGCCACAAAGTCTAACTTTAAACTACCCCCAATGGGCTGACGATAGACATGTATGCGCCTATCTACTTGATTTGTTTCCCACAAAGAACCTTGTAGGGGTGTGTTGAGTGCAAGAAACCCGACATCACCAGCAACTTTTACATACTCAAATTGTGTGACATTGGTGATATTTGTGATCCGATTTCCAAGATCATCAGCATACCAAAATTCGTAGTAAGTCATTAGTCATCCAGTGATAAAAACGCGGCTTTAAATTTCATATTTGCAGTTACAACAGTACTACCACTCAAGGTCTGTTCATCTACAAACAAATTGATGATATTTTCACTCGAGCCTGATGAGTTGTCAGGGTTTAGGAAAAATTGACCTTGATTGCTATTTTCAAGAAATGCATCATTTACATTACCAAACTTTGATGATGTTGCTTTTATTTCTTCATGCGGTCTTAGCTCTAGCGTCAATGTTTCCCCATCTAGTAGTGTGTAGTCCATATAGATAATTGCGCCAGTCGTTTCATTTTTTAATCTTTTTATTATACACCTTGTAACAGTGTCCCCACTGTCATCTCTTGAGATTTCTACATAAGGATAAGCTGGAGCAGTTCCGCTATAATTGATGGTGTCACCACCAGAATGGTTAACTTGAGCCGATGCTGTATCAAATCCAACAAAAACATCATCTCCTTCAAATGCGATAGCAGATAATCCCCCGCTATTAGGCTTGATATCTATATCTGCCCATGTGGAGCCATTCCAAATTGCCCCTCCCGTTAAATGAGATAGTGATGAAATAGTAAAACTACCAAAAACATAGATTAAATTACCATTGACCACTATTTTGTTAACATCACTATCCAATGTGTCATTGCCAACTTTTGCAAATGATGTCCCATTCCATGTCACAAATCTATCGCTAGATAAAATTGTGCCGCCAGCCACATAAAGTAAACCGTCGGCACCAAACGCCATAGCATTCACATCGTCATCTAGTCCGGAATTCATAGCTGTGTATGCCGATCCATCCCATTTCACAATGTAATCAGCATCAGTAATATTCCCAAACGATGTAAAATTACCACCAATATAAACATTGTTTTGCGCGTCACTGCTTATCGCGTCTACACTAGTAATTGATGCGCTTCCAGTAGTTGGATCAGCCATTGCATTCCATGCCGATCCATCCCAGTACGCCACATAATCAGCATTAGTCACACCACCTATTGAAGTCCCGCTAGTACCAATATAAATATTCCCATTTCTAGCTGTATGAATTGTGTTTACATCTGAGGGTGAACCAGTTCCCATTGCTGACCATGATGTCCCATCCCAACGGGCAATTCTATCAGCATTACCAACTCCACCGGCATTTGTAAATCCACCCCCAACAATTAAATCGCCATTCGCCGCAATTTCTAAGGCGTTAACTGCTCCGTTCAAACCCGTAGAAAGTGCAGAAAATGTGTCAGTTGACATATTATAACGTACAATGTTATCAAAATTGCCATCCCCATTTAACGAAGTGAACGAACCGCCAAAGTAAATGTAAGTTCCATCTGATATGATGGCATTGATGGAAGTAAAGGCACCAGCCGCGCTATTATTTCCCAAATCTGACCAGATTCCCGCCTCTTTTCCTGCTGTTCCTCTGATCGTCGAAATTCTGTCACTAGGATCGAGTGACTCTGTTGTCTCACTAGTGGCATAGAACAATGGATCGGGCGATAAAAAACGCAATGGTATATCTGTTTCCGTCCACTCTATAGGAATACCATCTTGCAATGCCCCATCATAATAAGCTGAAATTTCTTTGTCTGTTGTCCCTCCAGTATATCTAATTGCCCTTGCTGGCAATTGCTCATTAATGTTTGTGACATAGCTCATAATAGCTTTGATCAAATCGTGCCGTTTGTCATGCACATCTGCTACAGATTCGCCCCCCTCTGCGACAATAGAGCCTTGTAGAGTCCAAACCCTTTGATCTATTTGTCTATTGTTATAGCTGGAGCCAAATTGTAAGGGAAGTGGGTTTGTAATATTTCGTATAGGTGGCAACCCTGTCCCAAACGATGAAGAGACTATAAAATTAAGGTTGTCCCTAAAATCAACAAAAGAGCCATCTATCTCTATTTTCCAGTTACTAGGCATTAAGTGCCCCCTGTTGCAAATTGCAATGCTGTTCGTGATTCACTGCGCAAATCAACTGAACTTGTATTAATCGTTGTATTCTGATTGATAATCCTATTATTTGTCACAGTAGAATTCCCTGTTTGCTGTAGCGCATTGTTAAATTGTGGAAGGTCGCCAGTAGATAAACCTTGTAGCTGGGTACGAACACCCTTTAAACCAATTTCCCAAGGTGTTGGGGAGCCTGGAGTCATCCAATCGGGCAACTCTATATTTTCTAGTCTATCTGTCAATCCGTCTAGAAAATCGCTAACATTTTGAATTATATCGCCCAATCCCGCCAATGATTCTTTTAGTGGATCAACAGCGCCCCCTTTAAATCTATTGAACACTGGTTCTAGCTTGTCTTTTATGAATTGCCACACCTTCTCTAACGCAGGCAAAAGAACATTTTCCCATACACCTTGTAAAGCTGTCAAGGCGACAGTTACGGCCGTATTCAAGAGATCTGCTAGGGATTCCCAAATTGGCAACATATCTGATGTTAAGAAATCCCATATAATTTTTAAGTTTTCAAGTACTTTGTCCCACTCGTCTTTCATTAGTTTCAGCGCTACAGGGATATTTTCGCTTAAAAATGGGGCTAATGTATCTCTAAGAAATGGGATTAGGGTGTTTTGCAACCAGTCCCCAACACGTTGCAATGCTGGCAATAATGTGTCCTCCCACCACCCGCGCAAAGTCTCAATTGCAATGGGTAAATTTTCTTGAATCCAGAGTTTTAACTCTTCTATTTTGGGAAGAATAAATTCCATAAATGCCGCTGTTTTTTCTTGAATACCTCCCCAATTTTCTTCCCAAGCAGTACGTAGTAAAGCGACTGCTCCAATAATTGCACCTACAAGAATTACAATTGGGGCTATTGCAGTTATTACAGATATAATAGCCGATAAAACCACTCCACCCAGAATAATTGCCAAACCTATCAAAACATCTTTTAATTGAATATTATTTTGAATCCATTGCTTTATTGGTTCAAAGAACTCGATAACACGATCTTTCATTTCGGTGACTTTGGGCACAATTCGCTGTTCTATAACATTAGCGATTTTTTCAAGCATGTCCCCATTCTCTTCTCCGAATTGGGTCCATGTGAATATAGAGTCAATGATTGCTGTTAGGGGATCGCTTCCGTTCCTTAGCTCACTAAAGAAACCACGGATGAATCCAGATATATCTTGTACAACTGGTAATGCTCTATTAAAAATATCGATCAAACGTGGAACTGCATTCGTCGCCATCTCACCAATCATAGACAAAACAGGAGTTAAGGAAGGTAGTAATTTCACCCCCAATTCAGTAGCGGCGTCAGTCAATGTTGATTTTAATCGGCGCATCTGATTGGCCCACGATCCGCTTGTTCGTAATGCGTCCCCCTGAGCATCAGTAGTGCCAGCCATTAACAAGTTCATTCTGGCTTGTACTTTGGCTTGTTCCAGCATCGCGCCTGTGAGACCATCAGCCCCCATTCGAGCCAATTCAGCTTTTAGGGTGTTCTCATTAATAATTGTCCCAAACGCTAAAGCATTTTCGTGATTACCAATCAATGTACCTTGTAGACGTTGCATAGCTTCGTCCATTGGCATATTGTTAAATGATGACAAATCAGTAGCCAATTGAGTTAATTGTACCGAAAAATCAGCCGCCGCATCCTCTGTGAAGCCCATCGGTTTCAACGTATCACCAAAAACAGAGGCCATTTCCCTTAACTCGAACTTTGAGCGCCCTACAAGAGTGGCAAAATCATCTAATGCGGCTGTAACGCGATCGCCAGTATTGGCGAAAACGACATTGAATTTACCCTGCATCTCTTCTGCATCAGAGCCAAGCCCAATCAATTGTGAACCCAGCCCAATAGTAGCGGCACCCAATCCAGCAATAGCAGTTACACCCCCAAGCATGGAAGATTTCACAACCCCCTGCAATTTGGTGAATGATCCACCAACACTACCAGCGACTTTTGACAGCGTTCGATCTTGCCCCTTGAATATTACAAGAACTTCACTTTCAGCCATTATCTACCAGCCTCGTCATTTTTTGTTTTTTGCGCTCTAGCTTTTTCATCGTTCATCCATCTGTGACGATTCAACCACTGGTGTTCTGAAAACACAAACGGCGCAATTTCCCAAGGAGGACATCCCCAATCTTGCGCCGCTTCTAATATCATCACCCACCTTGGCACACTCGCTACACCATGATAATAGTATTGATATAAATCACCCCTTACGCTTTTTTTTCAAGTGATTCTGTAGCACCTTCAATAAATGCTTCAGCTACACTACGCAATTTGTTTGCCGGCAAAGTTTCCAGCCACTCAAAACCTTCACTATCCATAAGCTGATTCAATTCATCTTTCGATAATTTGCGAATTGGTTTCTTATCTGGAAGATTTTTTGATATAGGTTCATCACTCCCATTGGCCACATAGCGAGAGAGGATTAAGCAAATATTTTTCACGCTCAACTCTTCAATTGCCATTATCTCCCATGTCTGGAGTTGATCAGGGTTACATGCTATTCTGTAATCTGCCATTTTTTCATTAACCTTTTTTTCTCTTCTTGATACTCCGCCGCCTGCTCAATAGTAATATTTTCAAAATTCCCATAAGAAGCAAGTAATTTCTGACGCTCTACAAGATACTTTTTCTTACGATTTTTTTTCTTAATCTTCTTGATTTGAGACCTTAGCATAATAACCTTAAATTTTTCTGCGCGTTTTTCGTATATACATCTCGTTGCCTAATTCGGTCAAATTTCGTGTTCTAAGCGTTTTTGTCAATTCTAGGTCTAAACATAAAGGGGGTAAGCTATAAATTGATTTTTAGTTTATGTCATTCCTATGTCATTTTTGTATAGACGCATGCAATAAGCCGCTTAGAGATGAAATTTAACCTTGTAGAGGGGGTATCTACCCACTATCACAACCCTACAAGGTTTAATTTTTTTAAGGTTACGCGATTATTTTCGCGTACTCATTATTTGGCATTAAGGCAACGCAGAAAGTTCGTTAACGACAAGAAAATTGAGCCCTAGAGTGGCGGTCAAATCGTAACCAACTTGTACTTCCATTGACCAAACATTGTTTCCGTCGTTATCTGTGAATTCTGGATTGTTAATATATGTCCCTGCGCAGTCAATACGGAACTTTAGATTGTCATGAGTTGCGCCCGTGTTATCTGACACTGCCGCCCCTGTAAATTCTAATCGATATTGACGTGGCGTGTTTGCTTCAAACAAGTCAACCTGCGCTTCACTGGTTGTATTGTGTTCAAAGGTCAACTTTAGAACTGCATTAAATGTATCACGATCCCAGTAAATAAAATCAAAATATTTTGCGGCATTAGTGAATTTTGCTTTATATCCTGTGGTGACATCCAACTCAAATGATAGTAATGTGTTACTGATTGTGGTTGCCCCAAGCGTCCCTCCCACTGCATCAATCGCCAATGTGGAGCCACCAAATACAAGATTGTCAGCAGGGATGATGGTAGGCACAGCTAGGGCGCCTGTAAAAGATGCGTCACTAGATTGACGACCACGCCAAGCCGCCTCCATCATTACACCCTCGGCAGCGTTGCCAGAAAGTTTAAATGATTCAATGAAGCTATATTCCATTTCTCGCGCCTGAACATTGTTGCCATGCTCTAGAGTGTAAGTATTTAACGTATTCATTGCGCTTGTGGGCATAGAATAGGCATAGATATACCCCGATCCTGTACCATCTTGAGTAGGGGATTCGGATGCTACGCCAGCTTCAAACAAATAAGGCAGTTGTTGAAATGTCGCCTCTACAGGGTCAAATGTCAGTGTAGCCCCAAGCTTGGGATTGTATTCCCGTGTTGTAGGGAGGGCAATCCCTACACTTTCATCTACTCGCTTGTTCTCATTGTCGTATTGCAAGCGACCCTTACCACGCCAAATAGTAGTGGCGGGTACGGCCGTTCCTGCCGTGGTCTCTTTTCCTAGCTGGATTTTTTCTAATGCTTTTACGCCCGTTGTAATTGTAGCCATTAGCTCTTTTCCTTATCATCAACCGTGTAGGTTGTGTATAATTTTGATTTTGTCAAACTCTTTTTGACTTCTGTAATGGTCCCCCCCAATACACCACCTACAAGGTTTTTTACATCTTCTTCAGTCAAATCTCTTGGTGGTACCGTGGGGATAATGCCATCCCCAATATACATGTACTTTATGGTAATTTCAGTCATTACGCTGTTATCTCGTTTTGAATTTTAACCCCATTTAAGGTTATTAAATATCCAAACATTTGCTGACCTTGAGGCCATTCAATGGGTGACATGTTAATTGTAATTCCTTCTCCAATGTGTTGAGCGTGATCGCTATTCACACCATTGCCGTTTCTGTAAAAGTGCTTGTATAAAGCCATTGGTATCTGCTCACGATAGGGTAGTAGAAACTCAATTGATTTTTCTAGATTATCTAATGGCATAATCATAGCAATTGTTACATCAGTTAAATCTTTCTGTACATACCCAGCCGGTTCACCTACTGATGTGCCGGTTGTCATATAAACAGTGATATATGGATAAATCCTAGGATCAAGATCGGGGTTATCAGGCACGTAATTGACATGCGCCAATCCTCGCAGGACTTCCAGAACTTCATCAATAAAACCTTGTAGATTGTGTTTCGTTGTTTCCATTACTGACTATTCAACTTTTTTTCTGCAAACTCAGTCAATTTCATTGTCAATAACGGCATTCTGGATTGCACTTCATCAGCCATTACCCACCATCGCAAAAATGACGGATGTTGACGCTTCTGAAATGGCCTACCAATAACAAACGGTGAATGTTTTTGCGAATTTTTAACACCATATACACCTACCTTTTTTTGAATCATCCCAAATGACCCCGCTATACCACCAAAAAACTTTTTACGTGTATGTGTAAAATGAGGCAAATAGCTAGGATAGGGTGTTTTTCTTAATTGACTCGCTTCTTGTTTTGCATGTTGCTTAATAACAGGATCAACTTCACTGGGATACATAGCCATCAAAAAACGAAGCTGATTTTTTACTCTGTTTGTTCCTCTGATTTCATATGTAACAAAGTCAGGCATAGAAACCTCGCTTATTAACTGCTTCAAGCAAGTTCTGGATATCGGTATCTTGTTCAATTCTGGCCCTGACAACCTGTACGCCTAATTGCGGTGTACCTGCCACACCAAAGATAGCATCCTTGCGAGAAAACACACGATTAGCCATAAGTAAACAAGCATTTTTCACGTATGGAGGTACATCCGTCGGATCGCCATTATCATCTATACCATCCGTATAACCCCATACACCCGCCAATTCAACAGAATGCCTTGTCGTTGGAAAACCGTAGTTACCATTTGGATTTATTCGTATCTGCCTATAAGGTTCTTTATCAGCTTCATTAGACATCGCTCTTGCATTTCTTGGCTCAAGCCAATAATCCGAAGCTGTCCAAGTCACCTCAAAAGTTCCATCATAATCTTCATCAGTTCTTAAAGTTGTTACACTAATCAAATCATCTTCTAACCAAAGAAGATCGTTAAATTGGGCAGTTAATATCCGTGTTTCAGTTCGCCCATAAAACGTTGTCTCGCAATGCTCGTCTATCCAGCGGCTAATAGCATCAATGGCTAAATTCATGTTGTCTATATCAGCCTGCCTAAATTCCGTAGGCTGACCATTTGAATGGAGATGCTCTTGAAGCTCGACTAGTGTGATGTATCCGTTAGGCATTATTCTTCTTCTGGGTTACCAAAATCAAACTTGAATAAATATTCTGCCAATTCTGCTTTCTTGCCTTTTGGTAATTCAACGCCCATGTCAATAGCAAATTGCTTCATCTCTTTGACAGTCATGTCTGAAAAGGGATTTGATATTAAATCCCCCCACCCCTCACGGGCATAGCCAAGATCGATCAACCGTTTTCCCAGTCGCAAGGTAGCTTCATCGCCTTTTTTGTAAGCCGAATTTCCAGATTCAACAATAGCAGGACAATCTTTGATAAATGTAATATTCATAAGATTTAAAAAGTTGGAACCTTGTAGGGTGGTCATGGTTATTCTTTGCTACTCTTTTAGCAATCCAAACTATCACAAAGAGGCGTCACCACCTACAAGGTTCTCTATAATAAGTTGTGGGAAACTCGAAAGACATCAACACAACTTGAAAGTATCAACTAAGTAATAACAGTCACGCCTTGTGGTTGTTTACGGGTGTTGACAATTCGTGCCAAAATGCCGCCAAGCACAGGTGAGTCTACAGATTCAACCGCGACTAACCGAGCATAGTTGTATCCATTAGCGCCGATTAAATCAGCAGGTACCCAGATTCGGAACATAGCATTAGTGCCAGCAGTCCGAACAAATCCAGATGTTGTTGCAAGTGTCCACTCAGTGTCGCCAGGATCGCTAGTGATTTCTTTGTACCAAAAAGCAACTTTCGCGGTGGTCGTAGGTGTGACATCATCGCACGCGTCAACAGTAAATGTGCTAGTGCCAGTTGCACCTACACCAGTTTGAACAATAAATTCAATCCCATCACCATCAACCTTAACAACATCACTGTTAGTTGTTCCACTAAAAGCATCGGCTACTGGTGGAAGGGCATTTACAAAATGATCAGCATCAATATTATGCATAATATTTTCTCCTAAAATTACGCTCGTGTCGCCAATGCAACAAATGGGCTAACAGTATTTGAGCCTTTATAAGGCGTTAATGCATTTTCCCATGTCGCTTGGCCATCATATGCAACAGTAAAGCGGAATGCGGTTTGATCGGTCAGGAATTGAACATGAATACTTGAGGCAGTTTGCACACCACTTCCGACACGCGCAATTTTATATTGACTCATATCAGCCAAAACGATATCACCGACAGTGCCAAGTGTTGCATTGAATTCGGTCTCAACTACAGGGCGGCCAAATAAAACACCAAATGGTGAATCATTACCAATGGTACCAGGGTGACGATAAAGCAATGAGCCACCGGAACCGATTTCTAATTGATGCAATTGAGGGGCAGTGTCTTGATTAACAAACCATACTGCATTAGGTTTTGAACGCGACCACAATCTGGCCCACATATTTAAGATATTAGTTTTCGTAATTGTAGCTGCCGTTTGGCCTGAATCCTTAGCTACAGTCACAAGACAATCAGCTTGTAAAATACCTTTTGGATAACCAGCCGATGCGCCATTCATAATATCATCATCAAGCATAAAAGCTAATTCTAGCGGAACGCTATCCATGACCTCTTGTTCTGCAAGTCGAGAATCACGGAGCAATTCATTGGTTGAGTAAACAACAGCGGCATATTTCTCAGGCTTCAATGTATATTTATAAAACTTCATTTGAGAAGCTGGAATGGGTTGCCCCCTGCCTACACGATAACCCTGTATACCACCAAGGCGATTGCCATTAGCTCGCGAGTCTTCACGCACACCGTAAAAATCCACACTATTCGCACCCTCGCCAATATCACGTTGCGAGGCTCGTCCAGCAAACACGGCCGTTTCGTGTATTTTCTTCATTAGCTCGCTGTCTTGTTCAGTGCCTACAAGGTAGCCACCTTCACTAGGGATACTTTCATTTTGCCCCAAAATAGCCTTTTGAGCTTTTGTAAGTTCTTCATTTACTGCTTTAGCACGCACGGCATGCATCAAAGAGCCCAGTTTCCACGGATCAGCTTTGACTTTTTTGTCAGTTTCGTCTTCCTCAACAATGACGCTTGAAGATTTAGCGGGAATTTTTTCTAATGCTTTAGTAATACCACCTACAGAATCAGTAACATTTTTAACTGATTCCGCAATGGTGCCAAGTGTATCCTCTATCTTTTCAAAGCGACTATCAACTGCTTTTTGGTACTCACTTTCATTTTTATTTGGGTCCATTTTATTTTTATCTCCATTACTAGGGCTTGAATCACTATTTGCGCTTTCCTTGTCGCCTTTTAATAGAGATTGTAAACCTAAACTTTTTACAATTTTAATTTGATGATCTGTCAATAACTTTGGTTCCATTGGATTGACTGTGAACGTTTGACGTTTCAGAGGCCATTTTATAATTTCACCATCTTTATTCACTATAGCCTTTGGGGTAGCTTCTGAACTGGTGCCAAGTAAACCAGCCTCCAAAAGCGGTTCAACAAAATTACTTACATAGGCTTGTTTTCGATCTAAAACATGAGTCACTAGCAAGCCTATATCATCTGTCTTAGCTGTATTCCAATCCAGCTTTCCGAAAATATCATCTTCTGTTGGCTGATTCTTGACTGGATCAGGTGTCATACCATGTTCCCAATCCAGTAGAACCGAATTAGCTTTTGTATAAGATGATTCAAAATCAGTATTTTTAGTGAAGTACTCCCCTACAAGGTCTTTGCCACCAAATAAAGCGACGTAACCTTGTACATAAAGTTCATCATCTGTAGACATACCTTTAAGAATCTTGAGCGATTTTGTAACCCAATCTTGAGTAACTTCTACCCATTGCGCCCCATCTGGATAAATCACTTCTCCATCATCTGTCAAAGTATAATCTATCATGAAAGTGCGATTATCCCATGATGCGACAATCTGGGTATCTGAAACATCACGCACCCAAGCATTGTAGCCATAGTGCCTGTCAATGGACTGATGAATCTTTTCTAATTTCTCATAAATACTGTCAAACATAACATAATCCTATATGAAGCTACACTATTTTGTCAAACCATTTATCTGATGTGTCCCCAGGACATGCGGTAGTATTCAGATCCTTGTGTCGCTTTAAATCTAAATCAACATTTAAGTCACCACGCAGTATACCCACAAGAGCCTTGGCGCTTTCTAATTGTTTATCTGTTGGAGGGGTGTTTGTAAAATTCCCTTGCAAGGCAATACCCACAGTGTGATTATTATGACCGGAAACATGATAACTACGTGTTGATAGTCTGTTGGTTATATATATCACACCATCTCCATTAATTACATAATGATAACCAATGGCAGGCCATCCCTGAGTATTCACATGAAAACTTGCAATATTTTTGATATCTTGATACGCATCTCCAACAGTGTGATGAATTACCAATGTATCAATAGCGCCCCATTCTCTAGTACCATAACTTAATTCTGGATGAACAGGTAAATCGTTAACAATATCAATAATTTCTAACTCAGGTTCAGGGTTAGATCCTGAATTAATTTCTTGAAAAACTAACCTTGTAGCGGGGTAATGCTCCGTATACCAACCAGCAAATTCATCTTTATCGTTTTCAGGGATGTTAAACAATACGGCCGTTTTATCATCCAATTTACCGATACCAGCGTCATCATAGGAAAAACCCACAGAACGTCTTTTATCATTGTAGGCTAATCGGCAAATCTCTAGCCACTCTTCTTCTGTTGCATCTTCATGTGCAACGTACACCACTCTTGAGTACTGGACTCTGGGTAATCCGTCATCGATTGGTGGTTCAGTAGGGGGTGGTTCAATTGGTGGTTCGGTGGGTTCAGACAAATTATAGTCACTTATAAACTCGCTAATCTTTTCCCATTCATAGCTGTCCAGTTCGTAATCTGACCATTCGCTACTACCACCAGATGTAAATAAAACACCACCAAGAAAGCGATTGCCATTTCCATTATTCCATTCTGTAATTTTATCTATTTGGTATTGCAGACATTCCTGTAAATAACGATTCAAGTCGCCATTCAAAACTTGTTCATGTCGCCACCCTTCATGGACACCGTGATATGGACCGCCCTCAGTCATTAACCATCTCAAGTAAATGCCAGTGGATTTAAACATGTCATCTAAATATGTCCAGCGTCCTGAATGATACCGCCAATCTAAAGGATCACGTACACCATTGTTGAACCTTGTATAATTGTGATATGACATAACATTATTATGCTCGTAAACTACCTTTGCGTAACGAGGATCAATATCATTTCCAATAGCCACAGAGCAGCATACAAGTGGTATATCACGTCCCCCAACTTTAGATGTTCCCCTGTACTCTTCATTCCATACAGCATTAACGGCCGTTAACCATGCAATGATATCTTGACGCTCTGCCTCTGGTTGTGAAGTAGCAATGTACTCGTTCCACTCTTTCACATAGTCAACATACTGCCATAATTCTTGCTGTTCCCATGTTCCATCAATAAATGAATCGAAATAATTACGGGCGGCCTGCTTTGCCCCTTCGGGATTATCAGAGAAACCAGAGTACCCTTGATTGTTTGACCACCATTTACGAAACACAGTTTTTACTTCTGGATTAGCTATTTTTGCGTCTCTAAGTAAGTGAATATTATCTACGCTTAAAACAGGTGTTCCCTTTGGTAATTTGGCAACATGATCCAACCAATTATCAATAGGATTTTGAAGGTGAAGTCCAAACATTATTTAGCATGTTTCCCAAAATCAGCCAATCCTTGACCAATAATATAAGCTACTACAGCCCACATGAACTCTGGCAAGACCTCTTTGTACTGCTCTAGATCTGGAATAGCAACTACCAGAACAGATACAATAACACCAAAGACCATCATCCAAAACTTTTTGCTAGTCAAGTATTCTTTTAAATTATCCATTTTTATTCTCCTAATGGGTCTGTGCCCAATCGCGACGCCAATACATTATTATGTCTTTCTAGTTTTTCGTTTTGTCTCTCTAGATACAAAACTCTTTCTGCTAATTCAAGACGCTTTTGTGTTTCATTGCTCAATTTCTCATCAAGTTTTTTGACTTTTTTCTTTTCATCTTCAATGTCAGTTTTTAAACGCCTGTTTGCTATTTTGGCTTCACTTAATTCCGCTCTCATCATTTCTATTGTATCAAGAGCAGAGCCATATTTTTTAAACTCGCGCGATAATTTTTCTTCAAGTCTATCCGCTCTATTGTCGCAATCATCTATTTGCTTGCTAAGTTCACCCAAGAGATAGGACTTAGTTTTTTCTGCTTGTCGATTAAGGGTAAACCACAATACAGGGACTGACAAAATACTAGCAAGAAAGACGACGAGTAATATTATAAAAGATGCGGAGTTTAGATCCATGACTAAAACTCCATAAAGCAATCGCAGTTGTACCCCTTACAAGCTAAATTTCTTGATTGGGGGTAAAAACCCACTTGCGCCAATGATAGCCATTCAGATTTTGAAGATTTACGGCCGTTAAACCGTAAGCAATCTTCGCAATGCTCCTCTGTGTTCCCAAGCCTCCAAGTCAGTTCCTCCTCACGTCTACCAACAATTAAACCGCGATTGAAAAACAACCTTGCAGCGTTTGCCCACATCAAAACACGACTAGCAATAGACCCGCCCTGATCATCTTGTATATTTTCTATAGTCGCCTTTTGTGAAAAAATAGAATCAACAAAACCTTGTAGGTGGGACAACTCTTCTGTTAATAGTGATTCAAGCTCAACCAATTCATCTTCTGTGAAATCTTCATCTAAATCGATGCCTACAGCCTCGCGATATATAGATTCCAATTCGTCAGATACCACTGATTCAAATTCATCTCTAAAGCCATCTTGCCCCATAGATTTTGCCCCATCTACAAGGTCAACTAATTTTTGGGTGTAGTCCTCTAGTAAATCATCTATCAATGCCTTGCGTCTAGGTGCATTTTTAAAAGCAATGTCTAATTTATTTTCCCTGGTGAGATAATGAGAGTCAAAATCGTTTATATCTATTTGCTCATAGTTTCGCGCTTTTAGCCATCTAATATACTGGTTTTTTTCATCCCGCATATCTAATAAATCTAAAAACTTTTGCTTAGAATCGTTCTCCTGTGCGTTTTCTAGTACTTCTCTTTGAGCAACGGCGTTTGTGTCGGTCTGGATTGGCTTATCTACCTTTTCTGGAATGAGCCTTTTTGCTACATCTGGGTTAACACCAAGGAATGCATCATACATATTGATAGCATTATCACGGGTGATAACATTCTCCCCAAAAGTATTAATAATCTTTAGTGCTGATTCAATTTGAATGCCGTTCAGCAGTGTTTTTTCTTCTCCAATATCATCACTTCCCAAAATATCCAATTGATCTTTTATGACTTCTTCCTTCAATTCCTTTGGAATATGAAGTCCTAGCATGTTTTCTATTTCTTTTTTCGCATACCCAACATCGAAATAGTTCTTTGCAGCTTGGCTGCGTTCAACTTCATCAGTTTGCATGACTCGCAATTGTTGAGGTAAAGCAACAATAGAATAGCCCATTGGATTTAATTTTTGTTCGTTCAGGTCTGCATAAATCCATCCGGTTTCAGGAATAATTGTTTCTTCAATATACCCTCTATCATCTCCATCTTTAGTAGCACGGTTAACGCCCTCTGGTAAAAGTTTAGATAGTGGCACACCTAAACCAACGGCGATATCCTTTTTCTCATCTTGACTCAAAACATTATCGCGTAAATCTTTTACACCTTCTCCAATCTCAAGAGTTTCAAAGTCGCCGCGAATAACCTCGGTAGCATGTGCATTACTCACACCAGAAAACACCCGTTTCCACCACTCCTTAATACGTGGCACCTCACTTGGTTTAATCCCATCCTTGTACTTCAGCAATGTGGCCTTGATTAGGCCACGATTAAAATAACCTTGTAGAAATAAATCCAGTGCGCCAACAACACCAGCGTTTTGAAATACAGCTTTGGCAGGATAGTTTTTTGCCCTCCCAATTTCTACCGCATGATCGGGGTACCAAAAGTAAAGGACATCCTCAATTTCCAACTCTCTTGGTACTGCGTTTGGTGGCTCATCACGCCAAAACCCAAGTAATTCACCATAAGGTTGCATCGAATCAGTTCGCAATCCCCCTCTGCCAACAATACCGTTTAAAATAGGATGAACTGACCAAGGTAAGTACCAGCGCAAGGGCATGTCACCGCCTAACACATTTTTCCTTTGAGAGAGGTATGCCTCTCCGCCCAATATGGAAGCGACTTCAATTGATCCTGAAAAGCGAGGCCATTTAAGAATCCACTCTAATTCTTTTGGTGGGGTATTCTGAGGTGTTACACCGTCATATTCATAAACAACAGATTCGCCTTTGCGGATCTCAAAAGGCATAGCGGCAACACTGTTCCCTCGAATATTTACGCAACGATACAACCAAGCAATTGTGGAATAAAGATGATTGATATCAACATCGCTATCGTTATCAGAGTGAATAGTCCAAACTTCTTCAGGAAAATTTGGAGCGCCTAGCGATTTTATCCTTATAGTCATTTAATTTACCATATCAATATAGAGAACGGCATACCAAGCATCACCATCAATAGTGAAACTAAACACCATCTTATATCGCTTTCCCGCAGTAGCGGCGCTTGCAACAAATTTAGAAGAAGTAAAGACGCCCGATGAAATACTAGGCGACCCTGTTAACAGCGATCCTGCTAAATCACTACCAAAGGTGCCATCAGATTGACGCAAATGGATGGTATTCGCCTCATCTGCATAAGTCCCTGATGGAACATTGTTAGTCAAAGTGAATTCGTAAGAATACCCTTCCCCGATATGACGCTCCACTGGGGATTCTTTTAGCTCAATTTTACTAGGCATTTAGCCACCAGAACTAACAGTCAATTCATAAGTGAATTCAATCGAATCGCCATTTACAACATTAATAGCTGAGAACACGTGGCGATCCATTAACTCACCAGATGTTGAAGCATTGAATAATCCATGCTCTGTAATTGCTTTTGTGGTCGTGTAAGAAATTGTACCAACTGAGCGGTAAATGTTTGCTGATGCGCCCTCAGTTTGTGTACCAGTTGCACGGGATTCGCCATCAGTTGTTTCAATATCAGTGTCACCAATAGCGGCGGCAGTTGTACCCACTCCTGAATCATGAAATTTAAAATCCCCCCAAGTTGAGTCCTCTGTCTGGAGTTGATCAACCATTTCATTGACAAACGCAGTGGTGACTACGCGACGCTCGACAACGCCATAATTTACCCACTGCCCAAATTGTCTCGCCCAATCCAGCGCGTTTCGCTCATCTTCATATTGCATCAACTTGAACATTTCACGCTGACTTTCAGTCAGTCGCAAAACACGAATTGATAATTGACTTGTCAATGTGGGAATACCAAACAGTTTTGAAACACCCCTTGCACTCCAATTCCCAATCAAACCCTGCCAATACGCGAAACGCAGTCTATTTTTCAATCGCCACGACAAAGGAGCATCAATATGTTTCTCTAATTTACTAGCTACAAGGTTGCCCTCAAATGCAGTATTACTATTTATAGATAAATTACCCATTATCCACCTCGCGAATATTAGAGACAAAATCAATATCAAACAATTCGCCACTCCACCCATCAATCTCTATAGTAAGAGTTTCGCCACTTTTTAAAATAACACCAGATGGAACAATGAACCCAGCGCGATTATTCCCATTATCTTGACGGAATTCAACGGGGATTGTTTTCCCATTCTTTTTAACCTCAACAGATTTAATATTCATCAATCTCTATCCTTTAAATTCAATATATTAGTACGCTTACGCATAGTCAATATATTAGTACGTTTAAATAATGTCAATACCCTGGATGTTACAACACCTACACCGGCTTGCAACTCTGTAGCCAAAGAGCCAGCAAACGAGATGGCCCCAACAAGTATTTTTTTTGTCTTTAATGCCAACCCCCCAACAAAAGAAAGCGAACCTTGTAGAGTTACCGGTATCTTATAGTTGGCGATTCCGCTTAGGGAAAGTATCCCAGATATCGCCTTACTAGCAAAACTCACAAGAGTACCAGGGAGTGACAGTACACCCCCTAACGATTTCCCAACTTTTTGAACCAGCCCGCCAGCAAACGAGATAGCCCCACTAATTGAGGTTGTAAACACAATTTTTTGTGAAGATGTGCCAATAGATGAAAGCACGCCGGTAACAGATAGGGCGGCCCCCTTGATTAAATCACCCGAGAAGCTAATAGCACCTACAAGGTTATATTGAATTTTTCTGATAACAGATCCCGTAAATGACAACGATCCATCAACTAACTTTTGGGTTTTGTTTACCAAGCTACCACCAAACGACAAGACACCTGCAATAGATTGCGTGAATACAATTTGTTGAGACAGAGTGCCACCAAGCGATAAGACCCCAGATAAAACTTTAAACACTCCCTCACTCAGACCTCCTAAAAAGGATACCGTGCCAGAAGAAATTTTTTGGGTATTTCGTGAAATAGCCCCACTACTTGATAGTACCCCCGCCAATGCTCTCGTTAATTTATTTACCAGAACCCCAGATGTTGACAAAGTACCTACAAGATTTGATAGTATTTTTAATACCACTGCCCCAATAAATGACAACGATCCTGTATAAGTTACGGCCGTTTTTTTGCCCACAGCCCCACTTGTTGATAATGACCCTGCTGTTGACTGGTTGTAAGTGGTTCCTCCCGATTCGGTCCACTCAATATAAAGATCAGCAGGATCGTCCCCGCTGTCTTCTGAATTAACCCTAAATGTTTTTGTTGCATTTGATTTTGGTGTAAAAATAACCATTACACCTGCGCCACTTGCTAAGCCCTCATGAGTATCTATTAGATCTTGCATAGGGGTGACAAGCGATGGAGAATTAACAGGACTTGCCCCTAATCCATCTTGAGTCCAATTAACATTGTTTCCTGTTAGTGTTCGTGTTGATATCTCGGCTGTAGTTGTGAAGTCATCACAATCTGCGCTATCCTCGAAGTCAAGATCTCCATTAACGTCATCAGCGCCAGTTGAATCAGGATCAAGCGTGATATAGCAAGTATCGATTGTGGCACCATCAGGGATCGCGCTTGTTAGTTCAAAATAGAATCCACCTCTAAACCTTGCCCCGTTTACGGTGGCATGGTCATCCATTCTGACAATACTATTTGTATCATTGAAAGATGATCCTGTAATATTTTCATGAGCATCTTCAATAACATTTAACGTTTGATTAGGCATAGTTTAATTTAAAGCAAAAACAAAAAACAAGACACCAACAAGTGCAACAATACTAGAAACCAAAGCCACAAGTGCCCACTTCATTTCATCATCCATGTTCATTATAAGAATGCTGGTTGATAACTGGTGATGGCATGAGTCATTAGTGCCCGAGCTATCACCGTGTCATCATGCACACCACTTGGTGCGTTATATATCGGTCTACCTAAATGATTAACTTTCATTTCATACGCCTCTGCCTCTGCCGTTGCAATAGGAATATTCAAGTATTGCATTTCTGTACGCTCATAAACAAGTTTTTGATTTTCTATAATCATGACCTTGCTTTGGTGAGTAGTCGCAAAACCTTGTAGGGGGTATCCCTCATTCTGTAGCACTTCTAGGTTAGGCTCTCCTATACTGTTTAGTTCTGCCAAACCATCAGCCACGCCCCAATAATTCAGCAATTTCCCTATACGATCACGTTGATATATATAATCGATTTTATTAAATCTGTCCAGCGCGACCTCGCATTTGCAATCCATGCACCCAATAGAAACCACCGTGTAATCCTTATGCTTCCCCCAATCAATGCCCGCGACTAGCGTATGACCCTCATGATCTTTGGGTTCAGCATCTATAGGAGCATTCAAACATGCGCCAATGTTACGGAATACAGCCCCCTCGTTATCGAGAAAGTTGGCCATGATCTCTTGACTATAATCATCCTCAGTCATATCTTCAGATATCTCTTCGAGCGCTTCTTGACTTAAATAGGGGTTATCGTGACTAGTAAATTTAAAGGATTCGTACCTTTCATCCCCTCGATCTAGGCCACGCACATAGAGAGAGTGGAAGTGATTTTTACGGTTGGGGGTTGATATAAACCACGCCTCCCCATTGGTATCCAGCATCATAGGAGCCCCTACAACATCCCAAACGTCCGGTTTCATAAAAGCATATTCGTCAAAAATAAGGATGTCACCCCAACCACCGCGCCATGTGTCCGCATCGTAAGCCGTTTGTGCCGAGATAATGGCCCCACTGTCCTGATCCTTCTCATGCATCCATTTGATATATTTTTCAGTTTCATTTTTGTAAATATGGCCCGACTGTATAAGAGGTTTTAGATATTCCTTGATCTTGCCCCAATATTGAGATAGCTGCTTTGACACAGGGGTGCCGTAAATTATCCTATGGCCCATCAAGAATTTTTGCACACTATACGAACTAAGGATCGTAGTTTTTCCCGCACGTCTACCAGCGCAGACAATTTTACGCTTAGATTCACTGTCAAGTATCAAGCGTTGTTTTTGATGGGGGGTAGGTAATGTTATGTCTATGTCCACATAAGGATAATAACACAAAACCCCCTGCTATTTGCAAGGGGCCTGTTACAAAGGAGGAACTTCTTGTGTGTCTCATGAGGAGGAGGTGCAGATGCACCATCAGTGTAAACCGTCCCGAGTTATATGTCAAGGTGGTGTGTAGTGGTGGTGTGCAGTCGAGTGATGTACACTACTTAGTAATGGGGTGGGGGGTGCTTTAACACATAATCAACGGGATGGGGGATTGGACCTTCCCGTATTGTATGCCCCCTATCTTCATATTCCCCATCGATGGTCAAGCGGAATGCATGCAGAAACTCACAATCCAAACAAACCATTTGAACCTCATCTTGAGATACCCTTTTGAGATAATACTTGTGTGCAGGTCGAGTGTACACGTTACCCCTTCAGACGCTTTCTAAGTTTCGATAAGATACCCGTGCCCTTCTCTTCTTTGTTCGTGCGCGTAACTATTGGATCTCGCTTCGGTTGACCCATTTCTTTTACAATTTTCTTGAAATATTCTCGTTTATTTTCTTCTCTTTGTGGCATAATTTACCTCTTCAATTCCAAAGATATTGCATCGATAATCTCTCTATTATAAATAATTGATTGATTAGATTGAAAAACAGGAAGAATAGACAATCCAAATAATACCTTTTTTAACTTTTTTCTGCCTATATCAAAATGAGTCATCAATGCCCCAAAGCTAATAAAAAGGTCAGACTTTGGAAAAATTTTATTATATTCTGGTTGATATAAAGTTATATACATCGCTTCAAAATTGTTCAACTCATTTGAATCAACTTCTAAAAAATAATATGAATCAAAATCTTTATCTCGCGCATGAGCATGTATACGCTCAACCATATTTTTTGATTGTCCCACATAAACAACACTATTATCTTTAATTAAAAAATATATACCGCATAATTGAGAGTACCCACATTTGTTTTCAATGATCTTGTCTAGCCCTATCACTTTAACCATCCCACAGCCTTTATACGGCCGCTTTCCGTTATCACAGGTACGCTATTCTTTGTTTCATTTTTGTGAAGCAGTCCAATGGCCTTTAGTTGCGCTACAAGGATTTGATAATTATCATCTGACCAGCCCCTTTGCCGAGCCTGCCGCAAACTAAACTCTACCCTGTCATTCTCCAGGCAATCCTTGAGCCAATGTCTAAATGCATTTGGGCTTGGCTGGCTAATAACTTGAGTACCGAGTCCATTGCGCAAATTTAACGTAACAGTATTTTGATGATAAACGGCCGTTTCTTTTTTAGGCTCACGATAGACAATTTTCTCACCAATACCATCTACAAGGTTAACCCATTCGATAGCACGCTCTTTTAATGAATAGACTATGCCCACGCCTGCTATGCCAAGTCCAGCCACAAAAGAAAAAAAAAGAGTGTCAATCATAGGGATATTCAGCGAGTGTAAAATCGCCATGCTCAAAGATGCCCCTACGAGGAAACATCCCCATGAAAACCTTGTAGAGTAACCCCATACAAAGTCAATGTAGCTAACTGGTAACGGCCGTTTATTCACTTGCGCTGGACTATCGGATATTGTTCTCAT